TAAATTTTTCTTACTTCAATAATTTCTTGAGGCAGTATGTATTCATTTTTATCTTGTTCAAACGGTAAAGTTATATAACTTTCTTCAACACTGTTTTCGCTACGCTGTCTATATTTGCTTAATGATTTGCCTAAAGCTGTATCATAATGTATTGGATCAAGTTCAACGTCTACCATGCCGCCGCCTAAAAAGGTGTTGACATAATTGAATATTTCTTGCTTTTCTGTAGTTGTATCGGCCATGATTTATCTCCAATAGTATTTATCGTGTCGATAAATATAGTATGCCACGATTAAGTTTATACAGACCGGATAAAAGTAACGACTACGATTTTTTAGATAATATTATCTTTGAACAATTCACTGTAGGTGGAACAGATGTAGTTGTGCATAAGTATCTAGGTCCAAAATTAGCAAGCGACGACGATGCTACAGCTGATAAACCACAATACTCTAATGTTAGTGTAAAGAACATACAAGATTTGCTGTTTCTAGAAAACAGAGACAGAAAATACGATGAAGATGTTTACACCATGCGTGGGCACTACAATGTGCAAGATGCCGATTTTGATCTAAGTCAATTTGGTATATTTTTAAGCAACGATATGATTTTTCTAACTGTTCATATCAACAGCAGTGTAAAAACATTAGGCAGAAAATTTATAAGCGGTGATGTAATTGAATTGCCACACTTGAAGGATGAGTATGCATTGAATGATTTTGACGTGGCATTAAAACGATTTTATGTGGTAGAAGATGTGAATCGCGCAGCAGAAGGATTCAGTCAAACTTGGTATCCACATTTATATAGATTAAAATTAAAACAACTAGTAGACAGCCAAGAATATAAAGATATTTTAAATTTACCTGCAGACGAAGATAATCCGGATGGCAATACACTACGTGATGTCCTCAGCACATACAATAAAGAAATGGAAATCAACGATGCTGTTATTGCGCAGGCGGAATTAGATGTTAAAGCTAGTGGATATGACACTGCACAATTTTTTACTATTACAGTTAGAGAAAACGGTGAAGTATATTTGTTAAGTGCAGATACGACAGAACTTACTGCTGATGGACTTATCACTTCTGACATGGTAATGATGAATCCACCTAATAGTGCATATCTAGGATATCTGGTTGGCGACGGATTGCCACCTAATGGAGTTCCTTATGGAGAAGGATTTAACTTTCCAGCGACAGCATTAAGTTCAGAAGGCGACTACTTTCTACGAAAAGATTTTTTTCCAAATAGGTTGTTTTATTTTACTGGCACAACATGGAAAAAAGTTGAAGACAATGTAAGAACTACAATGAATCCAGATTCAACTAGAGATACACAAAAAGGAACATTTATTAATAATACTAATTACATGTATTTCAATAAACTTGGTTCTGATGTTATCAATGCAACAGAGGGTGATATAATTATTGATACAAGGTTAGATTTTCCAACCACAGCACTTTATGTGACTATAACCAATCAAGAAACAAGATTATTACAAGATTATGCTGTTGCTGAACATGAAGATCTATTTTTAGATGACGGAAATGGAAAATTACGAATTCAATTACCTATTATAGATAGTGTTCAAGAAACAATACAAAAAACAGGAAGATACGATATTTACTTGTATGCTAGACGTGAAGCCGAGAGACAGGCTATATCAAAAGCACTTAGACCGAGGTCAGATTTCTAATGCAATTTTTTTACGATGGACAGATACGCAGATATATTAGTCAAATAATTAGAGCTTTCAGCTTTGTAAGTTACCAAGACAGCGAAGGCAATCTTACACAGGTTCCGGTTATGTATGGAGACCTAACAAGACAAGTTGCTAATATAATGCGTGACAATAGCGAAAACAAAATGCCTAGTGCTCCACGTATGGCAGTATACATTACAGGATTAGAAATGGATAGGACTCGCTTGAGTGATAGCAGTTTTGTAAGCAAAGTAAGTGTGCGTGAAAGAGAATACAATTACGACACAAATGCCTATACAACAGCTCAAGGTAATGGTTACACTGTAGAAAGATTACACCCAACTCCATACAATTTGAGTGTAAACGTTGATTTATGGTCAACAAATACAGAACAAAAATTGCAAATCATGGAACAAATATTAATGGTATTCAATCCTGATTTAGAATTGCAAACCAGTGACAATTATGTAGACTGGACAAGTTTAACAGTCCTAAATATGGATAGTCTTACTTTTAGTAGCCGAAGTATTCCTACTGGAACAGATACAGATATTGATGTAGCCACTATGGCCTTTACTGCTCCGATTTATATTTCTCCGCCAGCCAAAGTCAAGAAACTAGGTGTTATTACAAGTATTATTACTAATGTATTCAATGTAGATACAGGAACTGTAGAACTAGGAGGGTTTAATCCTGATACAGGAACTGATGTTACTAATACAGAGGATATTACAATATTACCAGATGGCAGTGTAATAAATGCTGGACAAACAAATACTGGAGCACAAGGCCAAACAGCAGTGACAAATGATTTGTCAGGCAATACGCAAACATATGATGATGTCATAGTAGATCCTGATGATGACACTAGACCTAGAAATACTTTTGGTATTTCTAGCGATGCAGCGGTAAGTGTAAAATCTCCTGTTGTAACAACTTATCGCAATTTTGATATAATAGTAGAAGACGAAACTGCACGCCTTGCAATTAACAAACAGTTGCGTATTGGAGATATAACATGGGAACACGTTATCGAATCTGAAGAGTTTGCAACATATCAACCTGGTATAAGTCAAATAAGATTAAAAAGAGCAGAGTTAATTAATCCAGTAGTAGGAACTTTTGTAATAAAAGACGGAGATAAGTTTACATTAGAAATTGATTGGGACATTGACACACTTCCTCAAGACACCCTTATTCCTGGTCCAGCAAGAAGTGCATCTTTAGAAGGCACACTTGATTACATTATAAATCCAAGAACTTTCCATCCTATAAAAACATTTGGCACAACACTTGCAGATATTCCAAACGGAACAAGATTATTAATGCTTGCACCCATTGGTGGCAAGGTAGAAAGAAGACAAACATTTACTTTGCCTGATAATATAATTAACACGGATACAGATTTTGATATAGTATATGGACATGACGTGTTTGTAAATGGAACAAAGGTTACATCTACAGCTATTAATAGAGATGACAAGTATACAATTAAACTTGATAATACAGCGCCTGATAATGCAAAAATTAGGTATGTGCTACACATGAATCATGATGGCGCTGATGCATGGAAAGGAACCGGAGGCGAAGATTTTATTGCCGATCATTACGATATAGTTGAATGGGACGGAAACAATTGGAATATTGTATTTGATGCAAGTGAAACCGATGACATTGTTTATTCAACTAATCTCACAACTAATAAGCAATATTACTTTAATGGTTATTTCTGGCAACGTAGTATTGACGGATACTATTCAAATGGAACTTGGGATTTAGTGTTGTAAAATAACTACTGTATGAGCACCAAAAAAATTATATGTAGCGGAACTCTTTTTTATAGTTTAAAAACAAAAAGATTTTTATTATTACATAGAACTCAAGGCAAACATAAAGAATTATGGGGACTTGTTGGCGGAACAAACGAAGACGGCGAAACTCCATGGGAAGGATTGCAAAGAGAAATTGAAGAGGAAATTGGAGAAATTCCTTTAATAAAAAAGACGGTGCCACTGGAAAGTTTTATTTCTAACGATCAGCAGTTTTTCTTTCATACATATCTTTGTGTTGTAGAACAGGAGTTTATTCCAGCATTGAACAAAGAACACGATGGATATGCATGGGTTGCATTCAAAAAATGGCCAAAACCATTGCATCAAGGATTAAACAATACCTTACGTAATAAAACAAATTTAAACAAGTTAGATACAGTAATTAAACTTGTGGATATGATCGCTTAAACAGATCTTGTAAATATTCAAAATCATTTATCTTTGATAATTGTTCTGGAGAATTTTTATATTTTTCTCCATATAATTTTCCTGCACGGGCGCCTTCAAGTGCAAACGTGCCAAATGATTTATCTTCGCCCCTACTACACCATGCATCCAGTCTAAACTTTGTATCTTTTTCATTTTGTCTATTGATAGCTCTACTGGACAACTTTACGCATTCTCTAAACGCACTTTTCCATGTGTTAAATGGATCAGTATTAAATGCAGTTATGTTACTCATTTCATCTATTGCTTTAAAATTACGACTTATACTAGTTGTCATATCTGCCGAGTTTACATCAACATTTTCAGTTAGATGTCTAGGTAACAACTTTACCCCACCATATCCGTATATTAAACCATTAACAGGATTTAAACTTCTCCAAACATACACAGTGTTCTTTCCATCTAAGTCATAATGGCTGATTTGAAAATCAAAATTAAAATCTTCAATTATTTCTGCATCTGCATCAACAACCCAAAACATGTCGGTATTGCAAAGTTTAGCAGCAGCAATGTGTGCGTTATGAATACCTTTTACTTTGTCAATTCTTTTAGCATGAGGAAATCTATCGCATAATTTTTTGTAATTTTTATCAGCGTTAGGTTCGCCATTACTTATAAACACAATGTCAAAAGGTTTAGGACTGCTTGCTATACTTTCGTGCTCTTTTTTTATAGCATAAAATCTATACTGAATTTCCCTTTCTGTTAGATTTATTGATTTACTAGTAAGAGCAATTCCATCATAAAATATGCCATTTTTCCAAACATGATTAATTTTTCGTTCGTATAGATTGTGATGATTTACATAAAAATTCCAATCAAAATTATCATTTACAATAATATCGCTAGGTTGTATAAAAAATAAATCTGTATCACATGATTCATATGCCTTTGTATAATCATCATAATTGTCTATTTTATACACTGGATACGGTTTTGGATCACTTGCAACAATATCCCATTCTTTTTTGTTGACATAAAATCTACTTTCAACTTCTTTTTCTGTTGCTAGTGTTTTTTTACTAAACAATACTACTCCGTCTCTATGAATATCATTGAAAAAGATATGATTTATATTTCTATCGTAAGAATTATAATGAGCAAAATATAGGTCAAACTCAAATCCGTCTCTCACATTAACATCACTAGGCACGCCCCAAAACATGTTAGACTTGCTGCTATACAATGCAGTTGTATAATCTTCATAACTATCTATTGTAAATCTGTCATACTTTTTTGGCACACTTGCAACAATATCTACTTCTTTCTTGTTAACATAGAATCTATTCTCAATTTCTTTTTCTGTAACTTCTTCAAATTTGTTGAACAGCACCACGCCGTCTCTATGCTCGCCATTTAAGAAAACGTAATTTGTTCTTCTGTCTATTTCGTCTTTGTTAAATTCTTTGTCCCATGCAAAGTCTTCGTTAACCGATACATCATCCGGAATACTCCAGAACATATCTGTGGATGTATCTTTCATTGCATTAAGGTAATCTTCGTAGCTGTTAATAGTAAATCGATCAAAAGGCTTGGGGTTACTTACTAGTAAATCGTGCTCAATTCGTGATGCGATAAATTTATATTTTATTTCTTTTTCTGAAACAGGACTATTTTTACTGTATAATACCACTCCATCAAAACGTGTTCCGTTTTTGTAAACATGATTTTGATTTCTATATGATTTATCATGATGACTAATATACGTTTCAAAAATATTTTGATTTACAATATCTATACAATCCGGTATTCCCCAAAACATTGTAGAGTGTGAATACTTGCAGGCATGCAGATAATCATCATAATTGTTGATCTTGAATACATCATATGGTTTAGGATCACTTGCTATTATGCGTATCTCTTTTTTATTTGCATAAAATCTATGCTCTAATTCTTTTTCAGTTATTTTGTAATTTTTTGGACACAAGATAATACCGTCTAGCTGATCTAAGTCTCCATTTCCAAATGTATGCACATAGTCTAAACTCCAATCATCTGGCACATAAGAAAATTTAAATGTATTTCTAGGTATAGTATCATTCCATATTACCCAGAACATATCTGTAAAAGAACGTTGTTGAGCATCATAAAATGTATCAACTATTTGAACATTTTCTATATTGTCTATTGCCCATTGTTTTTGATCAACATCGTCGCTGATCAAAAATATATCAAACTTTTCTTTGCCAAAGTAGGGATCATACTGTCCGCAAATGTAATTGTGCAGTTTGTCTTTGTATTTGCCTTGTTGTGTAGGAATTAGCTTTACTTTATCTACACTAATAACCTTGTTGCTATTTTTGTATACATAAGGAAATTTGTGTATATTCATTTCAGTAGTTTCTTTAGGTTTGAAATACCAAGGAAATGTATCAAATGTTTTAATATTTGAATCTACTAACCAAACATATTCGTAATTGCTATATTGATCACTTTCCCAAATTTGTTTATAATTATTTGTATCCTCTGTATACACCACAGGAAATTTATCTAAAATATGATTTTTTAAATAGTCTTGTCCATTAAAAATATGACTGCCGTAACGTTCAAATTTGTCTATAGCTCTCATAATGTATTAGCCTTTATTCCTATATGTGCCATCTGCATACTTACATCTGCATCAATCCAAATTTGTATATCATTGTCGTATGCTTGGTTGCAAAAATATATATCCTCTCCACTGAAATTATCAGTGTCTTTATTATACTGATGTGCAAACCACGGTTTTGGTATTTTTGAAAATACCTCTGCTTTGGTCATCATACAACCCATACCAACTGCCCAAACTTTGTGCATACCTGATGTTGCATTTAACCTTTCCTCAATGTTATTAGGATTTGTAAATGCAACAGATTGATAAGGACTGTATCGTGTGCTGTAATTAGCTGCTACAATATCCTTATCGTGTCGTAAGAATTTATCTACAACAGTGGGCGGAAAATGTAAATCAGTATCTAGCCAAAGCATATGGGTAGCATTTGCATCTAATGCTTCATTTGCTAACCTAGTTCTAGATTCCGAAATCACGCTGCTGGATACAATATGCAACTCGTAATCTATATTTTTCTCAGTAAGTTTACCAGTGAGATATGCAAGACTACGTGCAAATACAGTATGAACCTGATCTCGTGCAGGAATACATATACTTAATTTCATTAAAGTGTTGGTGCTGTCTCTTGATTAAGTTCTTTTTCTGCTTCTACAGTTAACGTGTTCATGCTGCGGGCTGATGTAGTTGCAACTTTCACTGCTTTTTGAAAATCTTCTTCTCCGAGATTAGCCATGGCTAACATGTTTTCAGGCTGCACCTTTCCTAATGTTAAAAGATCAGCACCTGCGGCTCTACCAAATTTTTGAATCCAGTGATGACTGTCATCATCTTCTGGAATATCCATAGCATCAATAGCTGCGGTTGCTTCAGTTTTTAAAGTTTCCTCTAAAGACAAAGATTCTAAAGCAAATTTCTTACGTGCTTTTGTATAGTGTTCAGCCAAGTCTACGTTTAAGACTTCGTATAGTGTTTTCATAGTATACTCCTATTATGTTGCTGGGAAATAATAACCGCCAAAGCTAGCGCTCATAGATATGGTATTACCATTGGAAATGCCAATAAATGGGCCCAACGTGCCTCCTAAGTTGATAGGAGTGGTTGAAGATCCAAAATAATTGCGGATCTGACTCATTGTAATTGTGCTTCCGGTTGGAGGTAATGCCATTATATTCCCGTTTCTTATTTAATATGCTAACACACTATTTAAAATATGTCAAGAAAGATAGCCGGCAAATCCGGCTATCGTCTTATTTATCGAGTAGTTTTTTAACCATCTCCTTGAGTTCATCTATTTCATTTTGTTGTTCTTTAATTGCTTCAATTAACAACGGAACCATTTTTTCATACTTAACAGTTAAATAATTTTCACCGCTTATGCTATGACGTTCCATTTCTCCTGTATCGTCATTTACTTCATAACGTGTATCAAACGGAGCGTATGCTACAGCCTGCGGTAATACTTTTTGCACTTCTTGTGCTATAACACCTGCATCTCTAGTCTTGTTATCTGGTTCAAATCCTAGCTCATCTATAACTGGCTTCCAATCAAAATATAATCCATTTAAAGATTTGACTTTGTCTAAAGCGTTTTCTATTGGTGCAAAGTTTTCTTTAAGACGTTCATCTGATGAGTAAGCAGTTACTTCGCCTGTTGCTGTTAAATTTCCAGTAACAGCAACACTGCCTGTGGTAATAGTCATTTTTGTGTTTAAACTTACAGCCACACCATTTGAGGTGCTGTTACCAACTTCAAAAGTCATAGTTTGAGTGCTGCTATCAACACTTGACTCAATCCTAGCACTTGAACCATTTATATCAGGAACACCACTGTCGTGGTTGAAACAAAGGTTAGCATTACCATACCCATCATTGGTTGTCATTGCAACACTACCTGTGCCTCTACCTGCTTCAATTTTGGTTCCACTGGTGCTGTATCTACCACTTGCACTATCGTTATCAGCATTGCTACGCAAGAACGCTGTGCTGTCTAATCCGTCTAGTGTGTTTGCATCGTCAGCACTAATACCTGTTAGACCACTACCGTCTCCAGTGAACACATTGCCTGTGATATTACCACTGATGTTGATAGCACCAGATCCACTAAGTGTTCCTGAGAAACTGTCATTTGTATCACTGCGCAAGAACGACCCACTGCCTAGGTTATCAAACAAATCTGCATTAAGACCGGAACCTGGCCCGTCATTACCAGCATGCCAAATTGTGTTTCCTTGCCATGTGAATGTAGTGCGATTCATGTTCAGCCACTGTGTAAATGTGCCGCCTCGGTCGGTATTATCATAATCGCCAAATTCGATAGCTTCTGTTCCAGTATCGTCCGAGGTTGATATTCTTAACTTTCCGGCATTACTTCCGCCCATCCATTCAATGTGCGCATCGTCACTGCCCGCCGGCCCTGGTCCAAATCTAATACTGTTTGAACTTGCAGTTGATGTGTTGTTGAACTGTAGTTGTCCGGTCATTACATCGCCACCAACAGCTACAAACCCTGTGCTGTCAATACCATCTAATGTTTCAGCATCTACGTTTGTAAGTCCACTACCGTTACCTGTAAATGTGCTTGTGCCAATATTGATGTTGCCAAATCCGCTTGTAATGCTACCTTGGTTTAATGCGCCTGTTCCAGTTAAGTTACTGTAAATACCTGTTATTCTACCATTTGGCACAGTTCCACTATCTAGGTTACTTGCATTTAAGTTGTCAATTCCGCTTCCGTTTGCTGTGTTCAAACTACCAGCATATAATGCACCTGCTACGCCCATACCACCGCTGACACGTATAGCACCTGTTGTAGTTGATGTGGCAGAGCTTGTATCACTGAACGTTTTTATTCCAGACATAGTTTGATTTCCGCCTAGTCTAGAACCTGAAACAGTTCCTGAAGTAAGCTGACTTGCATTAAGTGTGGTTAACCCACTTCCGCTACCTGTAAAGACACTGGTGCCAATATCTATATTGCCAAATCCGCTTGATATACTACCAGAGTCTAGCACGCCTACAGTTGTCATTGCACTGGTTTGTAAGCTACTGTTTATAATATTCGCACCTAGTGTGGTTGCATTTAAAACGCTTGTGTTTGCAATTCTAAATTCTTTGTTGGCTGCTGCATTAACATGTTCGCTAAAGTCCCAACTATCATTTGCATTACTCCAAGTAATAGTGTGATCAGTTGCACCTTTTAGTGTTATACCGCCACCGTTTGCAGTTGCATCTGTAGGAGAAGCCACAGTGCCTAATTCAATATTTTTATCGTCTACTTGCAAAGTGGTTGAATTGATGGTTGTGGTTGTGCCATCAATTTGTAAATCACCAGTGACTGTCAAATCGCCTGCTATCTGTGTGTTACCAGTTGCCCAATCCATTATGACTTTATTAATGCTATCACCAAATCTAAAATCACCGTCCTGATCAATTTGTAATCTTTGCACATTTGCTGTGTAGAAATCTAAATCATCATTATCTGCTCCTGCACTAGTTTCTGCAATGATGTATGTGTCTTGATCGCCATCTCTTACACCACCTAATGGTGCCCATGCAGTTCCATCGTATCCTTCAAAACCAACGGTTTCTGTGTTGAAACGAGCATCGCCTGCTGCTGGTGGAGATGTCCTTGCTGCTGTGTTACCAGCAGGTAATTTAATAGCACCACTACTTGAGAAGTTTGTATATCCTGTTACTTCTGTAACGCCGCCGGCATTGACCCTAATTCTAACTTGTGATGTATTTTTTGTATCTCCAGAAGAACCTATATCACCAGTAGAAATTACAACATCTCCTCCGGTTGCAGATCCTGTTCCTAAACCCCCTTGTATTGTAAGGTCGCCGCCTTCTACATTGGTTCCTAGTCCGTCTACACCTTTTATAATACCGTCATTAGGAGTTGCACTTGTTTCTGCTTGTCCAATAACAATACTTTCGTTACGCAGTATCAAATTTCCATTGATTGTAGCAGTTCCAGCTGGCACATCAAGTGGATCTGCTGTAACAAGATCATCTGTTCTAATAGTAAACGATGTTGCAGTATCTGTAGCACCGCTTACTGGCCATGTTCCGTCTAAGTTAGTTACTCCACTACTGCCAATATTGATTCTGTCTCCAGGATTTATACCTAGTGTATAAGGAGTATATGTAAATGCTAATGTTGTGCCAGACAATATTGATCCGGTGGTTGCCACGCTTAAATAAATCGCATCGTCTGTAACACCACTAACTGTTGTATTTGCAGGAATACTTGCACTGCCGGTAACAATCATTCCAGCTAATATACCTGTGGTATCTGCCATAACAATTTCTTTATCACCGTTTTGTGCTACATCTGCTGCGTTTTGATTTATTGTTTCTAAATTTACTACGACATCTCTCGATATTGTTGCTTCATAGCTAGCAATAAACGTAAATAAATTTCTTGAACCAGATGCACTGCCGATTGAAATGTTTGTTGCATCTCCGCCAATTTCTAAACTGGTTACATTTGTATTATACAGTCTACCAGCGCCGGTGCTTGACGATGTAAGTGATGCAGATCCAACATCTAATCCTTCAGCAAGATCAAGTGCTGTTCCCCACTCTGGTTCTGTGCCATTTGACCTTAAGAAAGTATTTTGTCTTCCAATTTGTAATTCATTTAGTGTAGAAGCAGATTGTGCATATAGTATAGCACCAATAGAATATGTGCCAATGCCTGTTCCGCCTCTTGTTACTGGCACTAAGCTAGTCAAGTTTGCGGGGTTTAGGAAGTAAGCACTATCCAAGCTGTCTAATGTGCCGGCATCAACAACTCCATCTTTAATGAATACTTCGCCGCTACCATCTGTGTTTACATCAAATTGTGTCTGTAAGAACCTACTTGTTCCTAGTGTAGAAAATGTTCCTAGTGGATCATAATCGGCATTAGCAATACCAATGTTAACTGGATCACCGTAAAACTCTCCACTTAAACTAGATCCTGTAAGTGTGATTGGATTGTCTGTTGTCGTTGCAACTTTCAAACTTTGGACCACAGTAGCATATGCACTGTCACCTCTTAGGAAGCTGTCTGAGTTTGGCACACCACTGGAACCAAGTCTACTTGGAGATATTGTTCCAGAAATAATATTTTCTGCGTCAATGTTTGTAACAGCAAGAGTGTTCCAGTTTGCAATCAATCTGCTTGAAGTGTTGATAACACTTTCAACTTGAACATTGTTAACAATAACCTCTGCACTACCTGTTCCTGTAGTGGTAATGTCTTGCGCATTTGTAACCAAATCGTTGATACTGCTTAATGCGTCTGAACGCAGTGCATGAAGTGTAAATGAGTTGGTTGTTACCGATCCAACAAAGAACCTTGAGCCACTATCTACTGGTCCACCAGCACCTCCGGTGCTAAACAATTCATTTGATGTAGAACCATCTGACAATGACTCGATACGTATTGCATCGCCTGTTGTTAATCCGTGGTTTTCTACAATTACACTGTTGTCAGTAATGTTAATTGTCTGACGAGTAATATTATGATTGTTGTTAGCAGGCGTGCTTGTAAATTCAACTTGGTTAAGCAGCGCAAATCCTTCATACAATTCGATAGTGTTTGCATCAATTACTTTTACATAATAAACTTGTTCGTTTAGCAATCCGCCAATCGGAACATTGCCTAGTGTGTCGTAAAATACAGGATCGCCGTTACCAAAACCGTGGTTTGTTATTGTTATCCTATATGTAGTATAATTTACAGCACCTCCACCGCTTGTGTCACCTGCTAAAAAGTTGTGTGTAATTACATCATCTTGATTTATATCTTTTGATGTTGCAACAGCAGTGTTGTCTTCAACAAAGTCTAATGATGATGCACTAGCGACAAATAGTTCACCGCCTAAAATGTTTACATATGCACGTTTTTCAATAGATGTTACTTCAATTTCAAAACCACTACCTGTGCCACCAACATCGCTAGCATTTACTTCTAGTAAATCACCAACCGCATAGCCGGTGCCACCTCTTGAAACATCAACATCTGTTACCTGTCCTGCTGTGACTGTGATGTTTGCTTTAGCACCTGTTCCCGATCCTGTTTTGGCTTGTAAAGGCACTGATTCGTAAACTAAATTTCCTAACACAGGAGTATATCCGCTACCGCCTACGATATTTGCGTTGTCTACGTTTACAGCAATACCGCTGCGGAATTCTGTTACAGCACCTTGAGCATTACCGTCTGCAGAGGTAACAATAGTTCTAACTGTTCCTGTTGCTGCTGCACTTGCTTTTGTAGGATCAGCACTGTCTACGTTAGTATACGTAAATGTTGTAGAACTAGGAACACTCAACACAAGTCCATTTTCGTTG